TCGCCTATCGGTCGAACCTGGCGAGCGTCACGCCAGACAGCGGGTCCGACGTCGACGTGGGCACCTGGCAGGGCGCCCAGCAGATACCGTTCGCCAGGAACGCGGCCTCGGATCGGGCCGAATATACAACGTCGAGCGCCCAGGCCGGCTACGTTCTAACGAACGACCTCGGCGGGAGCGCCGACACCGGCGGCCCGAGCGGCGACTCCTGGGTAACTGGGAAACTGATCGCGATTAAAGGGCTCTGGGACATGAGCCGCGACGGGGGAGCCGGGACCGATCACTTCGGCCTGTTCGGGAACTCCGTCGACGGTTCGACCCGGACGGTCGACCTCGATCCCTCGACGGCCTACGCGGAATATGAGGCATATAGCGAGGCCGCGAGCGTCGTCCCGACGCCTTCCGAATACGGTCTGATAGGCTTCGAGAAGTCGGCCGGCGGCCAGAATTTCTCGACCGGCGATATGCTTCTGCAGGTCCTCCACCGGAAGCCCTACAAACTTTTCGCCCAGGCCGCGACCTTTTCGACGACTGGCCAGGCCGCGGACCTGACAAAGACCCTCGGCCTGGCGGCCAGTTCCGCGAGCTTCGCGGTCTCCGGCCAGGCCGCGACGCTGACCTATAACGCGGCCGGGATCGCCGACCTCGAAGCCGATCCGGGGAGCTTCACGACTACCGGCCAGGCGGCCGACCTTCTCCGGGCCCTCCGCCTCCAGGCCTCGGCCGGCTCGTTCTCCTGGGCTGGCCAGGCGGCCGACCTGGATCGCGGGCTCCGGCTCCAGGCCGAGGCGGCGACCTTCACCCTCGCCGGGATCGCGGCCGACCTCGATCGAGCCTATCGCCTGGCGGCCAGCTCGGGCGCCTTCGCCCTGGCAGGCCAGCTCGCCGACCTCCTGAGAGCCTTCCAGCTCGCCGGAGACGCCGGGGCCTATACCCTGACAGGGGCCGACGCGACTCTCGCGAAGACACGGCTCCTGGAGGCCTCCGCGGGGGCCTTCACGCTGGCGGGCGAGCTCGCCGATCTCGACCTGGCGCGGAGACTGCCGGCCGAGGCCGGCGCCTTCACGCTGGCGGGCTCCCTGGCCGATCTCGATCGCGGGTTCGTCCTTCAGGCCGACCCGGGCGCCTTCGCCTGGACCGGCCAGCTCGCCGACCTCGATCGCGGGTTCGTCCTCCAGGCCGACCCGGGCGCCTTCGCCTGGACCGGCCAGCTCGCCGACCTCGATCGCGGGTTCGGCCTTCTCGCCGAGCCTGGCGCCTTCACGGTCACGCCGGAGGCGGCCGATCTCGAACGGGCTCTGCGGCTCCAGGCCGTCGCCGGGTCGTTCCAGGTCAACGGCCAGGCCGCGGACCTCGAACGGGCTCTGCGGCTCCAGGGCGTCGCCGGCGCCTTCTCCTGGACGGGGATCGACGCCGAGCTTAAAGCCCTCGGCGCCTTCCAGGCGGAGACCGGGGCCTTCCTGGTCACGCCAGCGGCCGCGAGCCTGGTCCGGGCCCTCCGCCTGGCGGCCAGTTCGGCGAGCTTCACGCTGGCCGGCCAGGACGCGAACCTGCAGCGGGGTTTCCTGGTCGAGCTCGACTCCGGGAGCTTCGCCTTTGCCGGCGAGCTGGCCAGCCTGGCCACGAGCCGCTACCTGGGGGCCGAGGCCGGCGCCTTCACCTGGACCGGCCAGATCGCCGAGCTCCTGAAGACCGAGCTATTCCCGGTCGACCCCGGGGCCTTCGCCCTGGCTGGCCAGGACGCCGATCTCCTCCGAGCGGTTCGGATCGAGGCGGCCCAGGGGAGCTTCGCCCTGGCCGGCGCCGAGGCGAACCTGGCCCGCGGCTACCGCCTGGTCGCCGAGTCTGGCGCCCTGGTTTTCTCCGGGTCGTCGGCCGACCTTCTGAGAGGCTTCAGGCTCTCCGCGGAGGCTTCGACCTATACCGTGACCCCGGCCGCGGCCGATATCACGGCCTCGCGGCTCCTGGAGGCCTCCGCGGGCCTGATCCAGATCCTGGGAGAGCCGGCGGACCTGCAGCGGGGCTTCTACCTGGGCGCCGATCAGGGGAGCCTGGTCCTAACCGGCGCCGAGGCGATCCTGGGCCGGGCGAGCTCGATCCTGGCCGAGCCGGGGGCCTTTGTCCTGGGCGGCCAGGACGCCTTGTTCACCCTGGCCGGCCTGGAGCCCCAGGAGTCGAGCACCAGGTACCGGATCCTCGTCGACGACGGAGCTCAGCGGATCCAGGTCGCGGACCAGGCGCGAGAGATCCGGGTCCACGACGGCCCGAACATTGTCGAGATATAGGAGACCCAGGATATGGCCATTGCAGCGATCAACCTCGAACGCCGGCGCGGAGACACCTATGCCGACGAGTTCCAGGTGATCAGCGAGACGACCGGACAGCCAATTGATATTTCGGCTGGCTACACGTTCCTGCTCACGGTCGACCCGTTAGAGCATCCCCCGGATCCCGCCGGGAACCTTTTCCAGCTCACCGGCTCGGTCGTCGACGGCCCGAACGGGCTCGTCGAGTTCGCTCCGAGCGACGCCCAGGCCGATGAGGTCGGGAGCTATTTCTACGACGTCCAGATGACCAACGCGGGGCGGAAGCGAACGATTGCGGCGGGCCGGTACGGGTTCGTCCAGGACGTGACAAAGACCTAGAAATCGGGCCCAGGCCCGAGGCGGGCGGCCGGGGTTCGGTCTCTCTCCTCGCCGAGCCCCGGCCCGCCTTTTTACCTGGTCGCCAGGGGCGGCCACATCGAACCCAGGGGGCGAGATGCCGACCACGATCGCGAACGGAGAATCGGAGGACCCGGGCCGCCCGTCGAGCTATTCCGACGAGTACCCAGAACAGGCCCGGAAGCTTTGCAGACTCGGCGCAATAGACGAGGAGCTCGCGAATTTTTTCGGGGTCGACGTCCGGACGATCCACAGGTGGAAGCTCAAGCACCCGAAGTTCGCGAAGGCGATCCGGGCCGGCAAGCGATTTGCCGACGAGCGGGTTCTGCGGGCCCTCTACCAGAGGGCGACGGGGTTCACCGTTCGGGAAACTAAGGTCATGCAATACCAGGGGAGGCCGGTCTTCGCCGAGGTCGACACCTTTATTGTTCCAGACACTCGGGCCGCTCTCGCCTGGCTTGTCAATCGTTGCGGCTGGCGTATGAACCCGACCGGGGCGCCCCTGGAGGACGAGGCGGAGCCGACCGCGGTCCGGGTCGAGGTCGTCGACGGCCGGCTCCCAGCTCCCGACAATGCCGACCCTGATTAGGCCCCAGGCGGCCTTCCTGGCCATGCCTGAGAAGTACCGGGCCTATGTGGCCGGGTTCGGATCCGGCAAGACCTGGGCCGGCTCGGCCAGCCTTTGCAAGCGGGCCTGGGAGGCGCCGAAAGTTCGGGCCGGTTACTTCGCCCCGACTATCCCCCTGATTCGGGACATTTTCTTCCCGACGATCGAGGAGGTCGCGGCGGACTGGGGGCTTCGGGCTGAAATTCGCGAGAGCCACAAGGAGGTCCACCTGTACAACGGGCGGACCTACCGGACGACGATCATCTGCCGGTCAATGGAGAAGCCGGCGACCATCATCGGGTTCGGGATCGGCCACGCCCTGGTCGACGAGATCGACACGCTCCCGGTCCGCAAGGCGGAGGACGCCTGGCGGAAAATAATCGCCCGCATGAGACAGCCCGGGGGGACTGGCCAGGTCGACGTTACCACGACCCCAGAGGGCTTTGTTTTTACCTGGCGGACCTGGGTCCGGGCCGTCCGCCAGGATCCGAGCCTGGGCAACCTCTACGGGCTGATCCAGGCGAGCACCTACGAGAACGCGGCGAACTTGCCGGCCGACTACATTCCGAACCTCCTCCGGAGTTATCCGGCGAGCCTGGTCCGGGCTTATCTGGGCGGCCAATTTGTAAACCTGGCGACCGGGACGATCTACCGCGAATATAGTCGCGAGCTCAACCGATCGCGGGAAACAGTACAGCCCGGCGAGCCGATCCGGGTCGGGATGGATTTCAACGTCGGAAACATGGCGGCGATCATTCACGTCCTCCGCGACGGCTGGCCCCACGCGGTCGCCGAGATCGTCGGAGCCTTCGACACTCGGGACATGGTCCGCCAGCTCCAGGAGAGGTTCTGGAGCTATGACGAGAAGACCGGCGACTACCGCCGGACCCGGACGATCAGGATCTACCCCGACAGCTCGGGCGGATCGCGGAAAACGGTCGAGGCCTCGACGACGGACATTCAGCTCCTCAAGGCCGCGGGCTTTCGGATCTCGGCCCCGGCGGCAAACCCGCCGGTCAAGGATCGGATTAACGCAATGAACGGGCTGTTTTGCAATGCTCAGGGAGAGCGCCGGTACCGGGTCAACCCGGACACCTGCCCGACCTATGTCGAGAGCCTGGAGACCCAGGCATACGACGAACACGGCCAGCCAGACAAGACTGGCGGCCAGGACCACCCGAACGACGCGGGCGGCTATTACATTCACCGGGACTTCCCGCTGGCTCGATCCCCGACCCGTCTCAGAATAGGAGTCGCACAATGACGACCGACGTCACCTTCACCAGGGAGGAGCTCAAGACCTGGCTCGCCCGCTGGCAAAAGATCGACGACGTCGTCGACGGCGAGGACGCGATCAAGGCGGCCGGAGACGCCTATTTACCGCGACCGAACCCGCTCGACGAGAGCGAGGAAAACCTGAGCCGGTTCAATCAGTACATTGCCAGGGCGGTCTTCTTCAACGCGACCGGCCGGACCCTGGAAGGCCTGGTCGGGATTGCCTACCGCAGGCCTCCAGAGATCGAGGTGCCGGCCTCGATGGAGTTCATCGAGGACGACCTGGACGGCTCCGGGGGCGGCCTGGTCAACCAGAGCCACCGGGCTCTCGAAGACGTTATGAAACAGGGCCGGGCCGGTCTCCTGGCGGACTTCCCGGCCGTCGATCAGGCCGTGAGCCGGGCGCAACAGGTGGCCGAAGACGTTCACGCGACCGTCACGGAATACCGGGCGAAACAGGTCATCAACTGGCGCCTCGACGACCGCCAGAACCTGAGCCTGGTCGTCCTACACGAGACCCTGGAGGTCGCCGACGGTTACGCGACCGGGACGGTCAACCAGTACCGGGAACTCGCGATCGGGCGCCTGAGCGGCGAAGACGACGACGCCCCAGTTCGTTATGTTGTCCGGCTTTGGCGTGACCAGCTCGGCGACGACCAGACCGCGGGGACGGTCGAGCTCTACCAGGAGTACGAGCCGAAGGACGCCAGCGGCCGACCCTGGAACCGGATCCCGTTCACTTTCATCGGCTCGGTCGACAACAACCCCGAGATCGACAAGCCCCCGCTCCTCGACTTGGCGAACCTAAACCTGGCGCATTATCGCAATTCGGCGGAGTTCGAGGAGTCGACCTTTTTTGTCGGCCAGCCCACCCACGTTTTCACCGGCCTAGACGATCAGTGGGTCGAGCTCATGCAAGAGGCGGGCGTCTATGTCGGCAGCCGGGCTGCGATCCCGCTCCCGGTCGGGGCGACCGCCCTCCTCCTCCAGGCGGCCCCGAACACGCTCGCCCAGGAGGGGATGAGGATCAAAGAGGAGCAGATGGTCGCCCTCGGCGCCCGGCTTCTGACCCACGGAGAGGCGATCAAGACAGCCGAGCAGAGTCGGAGCGAAACGGCCGCGGCCCATTCCGTCCTCTCCCTGGCTTGTGAGAACGTGTCGGCCGCCTATCGGCTGGCCCTGGGCTGGGCCCGCGATTTTACCCAGGCCAGCGACTCCGAGCCGACCGCCTTCACGATCCCGACCGACTTCACCGGGCTTTCGGCGGATCCGGCTCTGGTCCTGGCCCTGATTAAGGGCTGGCAATCTCAAGCCCTGCCCCGCTCTGATCTCTGGACCGCTCTCCGCCAGCTTG